GGTACAGGTAATCGCGTGATGACTAGCAACGATGGCATCACATGGACTTGCGCAACAAGCGCAGCGGATAATGGTTGGAGCTCCGTCTGTTGGTCTCCCGAGTTACGACTGTTCGTTGCTGTAGCGGATACGGGTACAGGTACAGGTAATCGCGTGATGACTAGCAACGATGGCATCACATGGACTTGCGCAACAAGCGCAGCAGATTATGGTTGGCGCTCCGTCTGCTGGTCTCCCGAGTTACGACTGTTCGTTGCTGTAGCGTATTCAGGTACAGGTAATCGCGTGATGACTAGCAACGATGGCATCACATGGACTTGCGCAACAAGCGCAGCGGATAATGGTTGGCACTCCATCTGTTGGTCTCCCGAGTTGTGCCTGTTCGTTGCGGTAGCGGTTACGGGTACAGGTAATCGCGTGATGACTAGCAACGATGGCATCACATGGACATTACGCACCAGCGCAGCAGATTATGGTTGGTATTCCGTCTGCTGGTCTCCCGAGTTACGACTGTTCGTTGCGGTAGCGGTTACGGGTACAGGTAATCGCGTGATGACTAACGGATTCAAAAAATGGAGCGTTTTATGATATACGAGCGTGATGACCTTGGCAGAATGATAGCCGCAACTGACGATCTAGGATATGTATGGGTTTGGGAATATAATTCAGACGGTAATATTGTGTATCACAAAAGCCCGTCAACAGAGTGGAGAAAGGAATATGTTGGTGGGCGCGAAGTCCTATACATATGCGGATCGTTGCGGGTCGCCACCTCTTACGATCACGAAGGCGTATCGACTCAAACTGGGTGGCCGGAATGAAAATCCACCGCGTCCACTGCCTCCCGCCTCCCCTGATCCCGTGGATACCTGCGCTAGGCGACCAGATGCAATAACCCGCCCCATGACCCAAGGCCCCTCTAACCCAGGGGCTTTTCTTTTACCAACAATTTATTCACAATCTATCAACATTTCGTATATTTGAACCATGGCCCCCAGGAGCAACACAGGAGCACGGCCATGAGATTCTTCCGCAATTGGGGTATCAACCGCCCAGATACCCGCCTCGACCGCACCAACACATTCTTGGACGCGTTCGGCCGTCTCCGCATTTCCGAGCCTCAAACCCTATTCGATTCCAAGCTGTCCAGCTCCGCGCTACCAGAATATTGGGACCGCGTGGCCTTTGGCACGGCATCCAACACATGGGACCGCGCCAACGCGTGTGTGCACATGGCCGTAGCCACCAACAACGACTATGCCATTGCCCAGACGTTCCAGCGGTGGAACTATCTCCCCGGCAAGTCCCAATTGATCCTAGCCACGTTCAAAGCCCCTATTGCGCAAGGGGTCACTTCCCGTATCGGCTTATTCCATGGCAACTATGCCACGCCCCATACGGCCCATGATGGCGTGTACTTTCAGGTAGCGGACGGCGTGGCATCCGTGAACATCATCAAAGGCACCGAATCCGCCGGCATCGCGGCCACTGAAAGCGCCCCCCAGTCCCAATGGAACATGGACCGTTTGGACGGCTCCGGTCCTAGTGGCATGGTGGCCGATTGGACCAAAGCCCAGATCCTGCAAATAGATTTCCAATGGCTAGGCGTGGGTGGTGTGCGTTTCGGCTTCGAGGTGGATTCTGTCATGGTGTACGTCCATGAGTTCTACCATGCCGGCATGGTGGATTCCGTCTATATGCACTCCGGCACTCAGCCCGTGCGCTATGAGATCCGCTCCACGGGCGGCGCTGGCACGCTTGATCATATTTGCTCTTCCGTATCGTCCGAAGGCGGAAGCTACCGCACCGGCATAACCACTAGCATGGACACCAATGGCACCCTTATATCATGCCCAGTGTCGTCCATCCAGATGATACTGGCCGTGCGCATAGACAAGGACAATCCAGATGTGCAGGCGTTCATAGAGTCCGTTGGCGCCCTCAACACCGCCAACAATAGCATCCGCTGGGTGATACTGCGAAACCCTACCATTACGGGAACGCCCAACTGGGTACAGGGGCCGCTGGACTCCCTGGAAGTGTGGCGTAATGCCGGTGCCAACATCACCATGACAGGGGGACTGCAACTGGACTCCGGATACGCCTCACGCGACACACGGCAGACGAACGACATAGTCAGCCCCACCATAGGTCCGGGAATATCTATAAACGGCACATCCGATGTGTTCGCACTGGGCATAGAGGGTATCGGAGGTAACGCCACCTGTTCCGGCAAGATAGGCGTGCGCGTGCTGGTATAAAATTATTCAACAGGTTATCCACAATCTATCAACATTTGGTATATTTACCCCTATGAGCCAAAAACCAGAACATTTAGATGCCGCACCCCTTTGCCCCGTTTGTGGTGGCAAGATGGTGAAAGGCGAAGACGGGCTGTATTCCTGCCCCAAGCACGGAATGGCCAAAATGGAAATGGAAGAGGACGATGGTATTGCACCATGCCCCAAGTGTGGAAAACCTATGGTGAAGACTTCCGAGGGTTACGAGTGCAAGAAGTGCGCCCCTGCTGTCAAAGACACCGTGGACCGCGTGGACTTCTGGGGATTTGACCCCGCCAATGAATCCGAAGCCGAGGGCATGGGCCTCATTCAGAAGTTTATCAAGGATGCCAACGGCTTCTTGCGCGGGAAGGCCGCTGTCACCTGTGCCGGCGTGTTCTCTTACACCCTTCCCGATGGCACCATTCGCCGCGAATACCGCCCCAAGGAAGAGGTATTGCACCCCGACTCCCTGGCCTCCCTTAAACTTGTGCCGTTCACCAATGACCATCCATCGGTAAAAGTTACACCTGAGAACGCCGCTTCTTTGTCCGTGGGCTCCATTGGTGACGGCATACAAACTAGCGCGGATACCATTTACGCGCCCATTGTCATCACCTCCGCGTCTGCGATCAAGGACGCCGAAGAGAACGGCAAGCGGGCCTTGTCCTGTGGCTACAAATGCGAACTGGAAGACAAGTCCGGCGTGTGGAACGGCGTGGCCTATGATGCCATTCAACGGAACATACGCTATAACCATGTGGCCCTTGTCCAGCGGGGCCGTGCGGGGGATTCCGCCGTTATCAAGATGGACTCCGCCGACATGCCCATTGGAACACTTTTGACCAACTCACCCAACAAGGGAAACAACATGCACAAGATCACCATTGACTCCGCGGAAGTGGAAGTCTCCGAATCGGTGGCCAAAGCGTTCAATGCGCTTCAAGCCAAGCACGACACCGCCGAAGCCGCCCACAAGGATTCCCTTGCCGGTATGCAGGCCAAACTGGATGCATCCGAATCCCAGGCCAAGGCAGCCAAGGAAGAGCTGGACGCCATGCCCCAGGCCCTTGAATCCGCTATCGCCGGTCGCCTGGCACTGGTCGCCAAAGCCGATTCTGTCGGTGTGGAAGTCAAGGCCGACCAGGACGATGCCGCCATTATGACCGCCGTGGTCAATAAGGCATTCCCCAAGCTGGACGCTGAAAAGCTGAAAGTGCCCGCTTACCTGTCCGCGTCCTTCGATGCCGCCATGGTCGCGCTGGAAGCCTCCAAGCCCACCGCCGACGCTGCGCAGTCCCACGCCGCCTTGGGCACCCCCGCCAAGCTGGACGGTGCCGATGGCTGTGGGATGCCCGGAAGTGCAAAGAAAAAGTACGAAGACGAGATGAAGAACGCATGGCGCAAAGGCCAGACTGAAAAGTCCGCCAAGTAATTCACAACAACAAGGAACAGAACAATGACCGCATACAATTACATGGATGCCGAAATGGCCGGACTGGTTGAAGGCGTGGGTGATGCCCGCACCGTTGACCCCGCCATCCTCATGGAAGAAGTCGGATTCGGGAAGCCCCTGTTTGGCTACCGTGGCGATGCCAACCCTCGCGCATGGGGTTACAAGGCCGACACCGCCAAGATCAGCATTGCCAGTGATCTGGTGACCAGCAATGCCAGCGTTGTGACCGTGAACGGCGCAACAGCCGCCACCATCACCTACGCCACGAGCCATGCCGCCACCATCGCCGCCCTTGTTGCAGCGATCAAGGCCATCCCCGTGTCCACCGCCAATCCCTATGGCGTAGACGCCATCCTGGACCCCGCCGACACCAACAGCCGCACTATCCTTGTGCGCACCAAGGGCGTCACCAACACGACTTCCTGGGCCATCACCGGCGGCACCCCTCCGACCATCAACGCCGTCACCTACGCCAGCGGTCAGATCTGTCTGGGCTTCCACCGTTTCCGCCACGGCGACCCTTCGGTGTCTCCCAAGGCCGGCGACCCCGTGGATGCATTGCGCATTGGCTCCATCCGCGCCGTGTCCGCTTCGGGCACTGTGAACGGCGATGCGGCCTACGTGAACGCTTCGGGCCAGATGGCTACCAGCGGTTCGGCTATCAGCACCGCACGCTTCAGCTCCAACTACAATTCCACCACCGGACTGGTGCGCGTGGAAATCTCGGGTCGTGCGCCCATGACCTACGGCGCAATCGCGTTCTAAGGAGAACAGAATATGGCAATGCAATTTGAACATGTCGACGCGGAAAACTCCGCATTCTTCGCTCGCCAGCTCGAAGTCATCAAGGCCAAGACCTATGATGAAAAGAGCCGCCCCCTCAAGGGCATGAGCCTTGTCCCCATTTCCCAGGCCGTCCCCGCTGGTGCTGACACGGTAACCTATCGCTCTTTCAAGGGCGTTGGCATTGCCAAGTTCCTCAGCGACTACGCTTCTGGCAATATCCCCCGTGCGGACGTGATTGGCACGGAAGTAAGCCGTAAGATCAAATCTTACGGAAACGCTATCGGCTATTCCATTCATGAGCTGGCCCAATCCCAGTACACCGGCGTAAATCTTACCAATGAAAAGTTGCGGTATGCGCGTCAAGCTGTAGAGCAGTTTATCGACCGGGTGATCCTGGTGGGAGATGCCACCTATGGCATGAACGGACTGCTGAATTATCCCGGCTTCACCGAATACACCGTGGTCAACGACGGCACCGGTGCAAGCAAACTGTGGAGCACCAAGACTTCCGACCAGATCATCCGCGACATCGCCGGTATGGTGGATGCTGTGTATGTCGGCACCAACGGCACAGAGAATCCCAACACGATCCTCCTGCCCCAGGCCCGCTACACCTACATCGCTCGCACCCGCATGGGCACCAACAACGACACTACGATCCTGGAATACGCTCAGAAGGTGTTCCCCCAGATCACGCGTTGGGATTGGGTCCCCGAACTGGCTACCATCGGCGCAGGCACCACTGCCCGCATGATGGCGCTTTCCATAGGGCCTAACTGGATTGAATGCGAAATACCCGTGATGTTTGACGTGCAGCCTCCCCAGACCCGTGGTCTGGAGTTTGAAGTGTATTGTCATGGTCGCACCGGTGGCAACCAAGTGTACTACCCGCTGGCATTCAGCTACGCGGACGGTATCTAAGATCCTCTCTCCTGGGGTACGGGGTGGGGCTGTGTGGCCCTGCCCTTATCCCTGGGGAGCCTTTACTTTTACAACAACCCAGGAGAAACGATTATGAGCACTGAGACCAAAGAAACCAAGAAGATTCTGATCCACAACACCACGGAACGCATCATCGTGATCGGTGGCCCCGGCGTGTTGGGCATGAAGGAAGGTCACGGCACCATGCTTGCCCCCGGCTATTCCGAAGTGGACTTCGACCTGTGGGAAGCGTGCCGCGCAATGCTGGCCCACCACATCGAGAACAATGTGCTGATCCCCAGCGAAACCCTTTCCAAGGGCGCAAAGGGTGAAGTGACCTATGAATCCAAGGCCCTCAAGGACCTGGACCCCAAGGCGCAGGCCAAAGCCATCGCCGACTGCAACGATGTGAAGCAGTTGGAAGAGTGGAAATATGCGGAAGGCTTGAAAGAGTCCGTCCGTATCGAATGTGGCAAGCGCATCGACACCATCAACAACTACAAGGGCTAAGGCATAGGCCATGGCAATCTCCGCACTCCAATACTTGACACTCCGCGCCCCCGCACTGGCTACCAATGCGAACGTGGAACTGTACATAGCCGCGGCTCGGGAAGACCTGAACCCGTGCTACTTTGGCGTGTCCATAGAGAAAGCTGTGGCCCTGCTTGCCGCCCACACCATGACCCTTTCCCTTGATCCATTGCGGTCCGGGGGAACGGGTGGTGCTGTTACCTCCAAATCCGAGGGTCAGCTCTCCATTTCGTTCGGTGCCGGTTCTGCCGGTGGTTCGGATTGGGGTCAAACGTCCTATGGCATGGAGTTAACCCGCCTCATGTCCATGGGCGGCCCTGCCATGTTCGTAACGGGTTCCTCCGATGCCTGTTAGCATCACCATGTCCAAGACACGGACGCAAGGCGGTAAGCGCGTGGATAATGCCATGCGTGCATTGCCCCGTGCCCATGTGGTTGCAGGGTTCCCCCAAGGCGACCCCAAGGCCATGCGCGACAATGGCGAAATGAGCAATGCGGCCCTTGCCACTGTCCACAACTACGGCTCCCCCGACCAGCGCATCCCGCCCCGCCCGTTCATGGATGGGGCTATGCAGGACAAGGAAGCATTGCGCAAGATCCGCATTTTGCAGATTGGTGGGTTGCGCCGGGTACTGCGTGGCACTGCCGACTTGAAACAGATCATGGGCAAGACTGGCGAAGTCATGGTGGACGCCATCAAAGATTCCATCAGGAACGGCAGCTGGGTAGAAAACAAGCCCAGCACCATAGCCCGCAAAGGTGGGGGCATTGGATCGTCCCGCCCCCTCATCGACACTGCGCAAATGCTCAATTCCGTATCGCATAAGGTGGTGCTGAAATGAGTACGCTATTTCCCAAGCCCCTCACCGCTTTCCGCAAGGCCGGGGCCCTAGATTCTTATGGCGTGTGGCAAATGTCCGCGCCGACTTCCATAGCCTTCAACGGCTCCATCCAGCCCATGACCGGGGCCGAAATAGCCAATTTGCCAGTTGGCCGCGAAACCGATGGCAAATGCAAAATCTTTTCCGATACCCGCCTGCAAGTTTGCCAGCAAGAGGGCGACAACGCCGGCGACTATATCGAATGGCAGGGTTTCACCTGGGAATTGATCTGGGAACAGGTGTATGACAATGGCCTGATCCCCCATTCCTATTATGTGGGTGAATGCAGGGGGCCCGTATGACCCTCACATCCGCATACCGCTTAATCCATGCCTACATTGTCACGCGCCTAACCCCTATGACGGTCATGCAGGCCTTCCAGAACGCGCCCGCTCCCGCCGTCCCCTATGTATCCGTTTCACGCCCCACGGCCACCCCAAAGGGTACAGAACACAAATGGACGGCGACCGTGGAAACCGTGCGCACGCAATACGAAGGTTCTATCCAACTTTGGGCCACCGTTGGCACCGATCCATTATCCGAATCCGCCGGGGACATCTTGCGCCGTGTGCTGGCCCTGCTGACATCCACAACCTCCGTGCAATACTTTTCCAAGAACGGCATTTCCATGCTGGCCCCTGGGCAAGTGATAGACCTCCCACGCGTGAATGGCACGTCCTACGTGGAAGAGGCCACTGTGAAACTGGCATTCCGCTTCTGTGACGATGCCACTGAAACTTCTACCATCATCGCCTTTGAAAACATCACACATAACATAGGGAGCAACTAATGACAGCTCTTTCCAATATCGTCAACGTCACCGTGAGCAAGCAGACTTCGGCTGTTGCGCGTGCCACTTATGGCATCCCCGCAATCATGTGCGAATTCCTCACGTCCAAGACCACCACGGCCTTTGCACGGCACCGGTACTATGGCTCCATGTCCGAACTGACCGCCGATGGTTGGGCCGCAGGTGATGCCATATATGACGCCGCCAATCTCATGTTCGGGCAAGCGTACAAGCCCAACAGTATCATGGTAGGCCGCATGGATTCCACGGACGCGACCGCAAGTGCAGCTCTCGCCGCCATCAATCTGGCAAATGCCGATTGGTACGGGTTCGCGATGGTGGGTATTACTTCGGGCAAGGTGACGCTTTCCGCTGACCTCATCACCGGCAACTCCATCGCATCCACTTTCGATGGTGTGGCCGTCCCCGCCGTTGTGTATGGCACTTCCCACGCCGCCACCATGACCGCTTGGAAATCGGCCATCGAACTAGCCATCGCCGGGGCCACTGCCACCGTGAGCGGGCAATCCATCACCGTGACCAAAGCGGGTCGGGACATTTCTCCCGTGACTTGCGTGGTTACCCTGGGCGCATCCCAGCCCACCGCCACCGTGACCTACGTCACCGATTCCGCCAAAACCCTTTCGGCGGCATCCTGGGCGGCCAGCAACCAAAAGCTGTTCGGCCATGCAGATGCTAACCCCGACATCCTGAACTCTGGCGTGTCCACCGACCTGCCTAGCTTGCTCAAAGCACTGTCCTACGAGCGCACGTTCAGCATTTACCACACCTTGCCCCACGAATACGCGCAATGCGCATGGATGGGTTTGGAACTGACCAAAGTCCCCGGCAAGTCCACATGGGCTGAAAAGGTATTGCAGGGCGTGAGCGCGGACAACCTCACCGAAGGCAACACTTCCGCGGCATGGGCCAAGAACTGCTCCACCTTCACTACTATCGGTGGCAAGAACGTAGCTGTGTTCGGATTGCTGGCCTCTGGCGACCCGATTGAAGCCACCCGCGACCTTGACTACGCCGTGAGTGAGATCCAGGCCGACCTGTGGGCGCTCAAGCTTAACAATGACAAGGTGCCGTATAACGATTCTGGTATTGCGCTGGAAGAGGGCACTTTGCGCGGCACCGGCAACCGCATGGAACAGGCTGGCATTTTTGTACCCGGCACTTTTGACGTTGTGGCCCCTAAATTTGCCAATGTTGCGACAGCGGACATTGCGGCCCAGACCCTCACCATGACTTTCAGCGCCCGTCGCCAGAACGCCATCGTGAAAACCACCGTCAACGGCACTGTAACCCTCTAAGGAGCGCACCATGTCCACGTATGATCCTAAACTGATCCAAGCCTCGTTCAACGGTGTAATCCTTGCGGACTTCGCAGAAGGCACCATGATCAAAGTCACCGAAGAAGACGACCACTTCGAGCTCAAGCAGGGCGGAGCGGGCGCAACTGAATGGGTGAACAAGAACATGAACCGCTACTCTGTGGAGTTCACCCTCTTGCAGACCTCCCCGGTCAATGCCACGCTTTCCGCGCTTCTGGCCGCTGACAAGTTGAGCAATGCCGGCGCGGGCCCGTTCCTGGTGAAAGACAACGGCGTTTCGGCTACTTCCCTTGTGTCGCTCCCCGAGTGTCGCATTGTCAAGAGCCCCGGCGCGGAATACGCAGACTCCACCACTGGCCGCACTTGGACGCTGAAAGGCGCGGGCGCAGGCGCATTCGTCATCGGCGGCAACTAATCCATGTCCATGACTTACGATCCCAGTTCTGTGGTCATGAGTTATGGCCCCCTTCCCCTTGGCGACTTTGCCGAGGGGAGTTTCATCACATGTGAGCCCGACCAAGACGACTATTCCACCAAGCGCGGTACAGATGGCGCGGTGGACTTTGTCCGTAATATCGGGCGCACTTTCACCGTGACTGTGCGTATTCTGCAAACCAGTTTGTTCAATGACGGCCTTTCCGCCTTGCGTTTGTCCGACCTTACGGCCAATACAGGCACATGGCCCCTCATCATCAAGCATTTGCAGGGCACCACGATCCACTTTTTCCCGCAAGCCCGTATCGTATCCAACCCGTCACATGCGTTTGGAGCCTCCACCGAAGCCGTGGAATGGAAATTCAAGTGCATCAACGGGGATATGTTCACGGGTGGCAATCTCATAAACTAGGAGAGAGACATGAGAGACCCCAAACAAGTAACCATTGGCGACAAGGTGTTCACTTTGAACCCCATGAAAGCCCGCGCCGCCGGAGAGTTCCAGCGCAAACTGGGCAAAGTCATCATCCCCCTGCTCGGTGGCATCCAAGCCATGCAGTCCGTGGGGGACTTGGGTAGTTTGCCCATGGACATGCTCACAGGGGGCTTGCAACAGGCCCTCACCGCGCTCCCCGATGCGGAGTTCGATACATTGCTCTTGGGTATGTGCAAATACGTTTCCACCACCATCGAGGGCAAGGGCGTATGCACTTTGCACACCGGCGACCTGGTGGACGCGGCCATTGACAAGCCCACCGACCTGTACATCCTCATGTTCGAGATTGCGAGGTACAATGAGTTCCTCCCTTTCGCGCTCCTGGGGGATGGGTCCGCAACCCCCGGAACCCTTGGATAGCCAAAGCGGATGCCAAACGCGCCAAAGACCTTGAACGGCTTGGGCGCGTGGGCGACATGGACGATGCGCTAGAGGCCGAATATGGCTTTTGGCGACTTGTCACCGAAAAGGGCTTCACCCCCGCGCAAGTGGACGAGTGGACCCTCGGGGAAATTGACCGGGCATTAGCGGTCATGGACATGGGCAACGACTGGCAAACGGCCATAGGCGAATACCAGATCGCCAAGCAAGAGGAAACCTGATGAGCTCCATAACCGTCGAAGAACTTGTAAACCTTGTATCCTATAAGCTGGACACCGCCAGCCTTTCCCGCGTGGTAAGGCAAACGGAACGGCTTTTCAAGCACCTTGACCAATCCCTGAACAAGATGGCCTATTCCATGGATATGGGATGGGCAATGTCCATGAAGGACATGGCTAGATCGTCCCGCGCGGCGACCAGCTCAATCATGGCGGATGCCGCCAAAGCGGGGGACGCGTGGGGCAAGGCGCAACCAACGGCCAAGGGTGCCGGGGGTGGGGTAGCAAGCAAGGGCGCAGGCGGTATGGGTCTGATGGGTGCCGCGGGCCGTATGCTCGGGCCATTGGCGGCTGGGTTCTCCGTGTTCCAGATTGGCAAGTTCGCCATTCAGAGCGCGGCCGACCTTGAACGCATGACTGCCCAGTTCGGGGTTATGCTCCAAAGCGAGGACAAGGCAAAGGCGATGGTGGCAAGCATTCAAAAGCTCGCCGCATCCACCCCGCTCACTTCCATGGGTGTCACCGAATCCGTGAAAACCCTATTGCAGTTCGGCGTGGCCGGTGACAAGGCCATTGCCACGGTGCGGATGCTTGGGGACGTTGCAGGCGGTGACCAAGAACGCCTCAACCGCCTAGCCCTTGCCTATGGGCAGACTATGAGCGCTGGCAAGCTCATGGGACAAGACCTTTTGCAGTATATCGGGGTGGGTTTCAACCCTCTCAAGATCATGGCTGAAAATGCGGAAAAGTTCGGGCTCAAGGCTGGAACTTCTATGGGAATGCTCAAAGATCAAATGTCCAAGGGCAAGATTTCCGCCGAAATGGTTACAAAGGCTTTCCAGATCGCCACAAGTCAAGGCGGGATGTTCTTTCAGAACATGGAGAAGCAGTCCAAGACCCTGGGCGGGCTTTGGTCCACTCTGGTGGACAATGTGCAATTGGCCCTCATCAAGGCCATGGACCCCGTTATCCCATTGCTCAAGCAGTTCATAGACTGGATTGGCAAGCTGGACTGGGCCCCCGTCACCACCGCCATTCTGCTGGCCGTGGAAGCCGTAAAACTGTTTGGCCGTACTTTGGTTGAGTATGGCATATTGGACTCCCTGGGCCGTATCCGTGACGCTGTTGCGGGCCTGTTCGGAGATGGTGGCGTTACAGAGTGGGCAAACATAATCAAGTCCGCGGCCATGATGGTGGCGAATGCATTCTGGATCATTTCCCACGCCATTTCGTTCTTGTCGGGCCTGATCCAGCTTGTGCGCGACAATATCATGTTCCTAGCCCCGTTCGTGCTATCCTTGGGCACCAAGATGGCCGCATCGTTCTTGGTAGCACTAGGCCCCATCGGTGCCGTTATAGCGGCTCTGGGAGTGCTCTATTACGCATACAACCGCATAGCTGATGCCGCAATGCGTGCCAAGTCCGAAGAAGAGTATCACGCGGCCATGGTTGAAGAGGCGGCGGCGTCCAGCGCATATGCCACTTTGAAACTGGAACGCGGTAAACTGCTCAACCAGAACAGGCTATACGATGAAATGGGCAATCCTAACGATGCCGGCCGTGCCAAGCGCAATGCCACCGTCGCCAAATTGGATGAACTGATCGCGCAAGCCGAAACCAAACGCAATCTGGCCAATGCCAAACTGGGTAAGGTATCTGCCGAAGCCCCCACCGACCCTTTCACATCCATATTGCAGAACTCTGTGAACAACCAGAAGAAAGTGAACCTCACCCAGAACAACACAATTGAAATGCCCGTCACGGTGGACACCAAGGGCGAAACCGCGCTGACCCCTAGCGCCGTGCGTTCCATTGCGGATACGGCCATGCGGTCCTTGCTCAATGTGAAACTTATCGGGGTGCTGGAGGCTGGAACATGAAGCAGATAAACGCATCCCTTTTCATCAAGCAAGGCGGGTACACCGTGGGCGGGTTCGCCTTTGACCTGGTGCTTTCCGAATCCCATAGCCTTGAGGCCCGTGTAGCTGAACACCCCATAGAAACTGGTTCGGCGGTTGCAACGCACATTCATAATGTGCTGCGCTCCGGGGAACTGGAAGGGCTCATTTCCAATTGGAGCGTGAACGCCTTTACAAGTGGGTTCGATACGGCGGTGAAGAACTTCCAAGGCCTTGCCGCGGGCCCCAACCGCGCCCGCAACTTCTTTCAAGAGGTGCTGAAGGACATTTGGGCCAACAAGAAGCTGGTGACTATCGTATTGGGCCTTGACACCTATGAGAATTGCGTCATTACCCGCGTGGATGCACCACGGGACGCGGATTCTGGGGACGCACAACAATTCCGCATTTCGTTCAAGGAAATAAAGCGCGTGACTTTGGCCACCACCAAGATCAACGCGTCCACATCGCCATTGAACATGGATACAGGCGACAATCGCCAGGCTTCCGGCAACTATGACGCGGGTAAACAATGAGATACATCAAGAGCTTTGCAGATAAAAGCGCCGACTTCACCCAAGTGGTCAATCTGGGCGGAGCGCAATTCACGATTCGCCTGTGCTGGAACTCCCGCTCGGAGCATTGGCACATGACCATAGTGGATTCCCAGGGTGGGCGCATTGACGGTGTGAAAGTGGTCGAACGCTGGCCCCTTTGCACCCCTCACCGCTCTCAGATCAAGATGGGCGGGGACCTTGTAGCCATTCCCGCTGTCACCGATCCCACAATCCGCTTGGGGTATGACAACCTGGGCACCGAATGGCTACTGGCCTACCTAACGGCTGATGAACTTTTGACATGGAAGGCTGACAATGGCGTGGGGTAAGGTACTCAAGATAGCCATTGGGGACCCGTCCAACCCATTCACCGCCGAATTCAACGCCACGGACTTGCCCGACCTTGACCCGTTGACCCTTTCCGGGGTGGACAACGCCACGGATGAAGGCAATGCGGTGGATTTGTCGGGGCTGACCGTGGGGTTCCGCGTGACTCGCTCCAACGTGTTCAAGGACAACAAGGCCGAACTCAACATAGCCAATGTCTCCGATGACACCGCCCGCCGGTTCATATCCGCTGAAAATTCCTACATCACCATTGAAGCGGGCTATTCCGATGAGGGTTCGGGCCTCATATTCAGCGGATATATCACAAGTGCCATGACGGAATGGCAGGGTGCCGACCGCTATCTGCACATTGTCGCCCAGACCATCCGCGCAAAGGGGTATGTTGACAAAGACAACAAGGGCCTATCCCTGGAGATCGTGGAAGGTCGCGAACGCAAGCGGATCATGACCAAGACTTTCATGGCTTTGAGTTATGGCCCCGGCTCCAAGGTGCTCGACATCGCCAAAGCCCTATCGGTGAACCTGGGTGTAACCCTAACGGTGTTCAATGAGTCCACCGTGGCCACGTTCCTACGGCCCAACGGTTACAACTTTGTGGGGCGCGCATCCCATGTGGTGAACGATCTGCGCGATTTCCTCATTGCCGAAGGGTATGACTTGACCATTGACCTTTCCACCATGGTCATATTCAAGATCTACGATACGGGTAGCGTGCTGGAAATCCCCGCGTTGACCTATGAAAGCGGGCTATTGAAAGTGGGCCCGGTACAGGCCTATGAAACTGACCCCCGGCAAATAGAAAGCCTCCCGCCCAAAGATACTTGGGAACTGGAAACTTTGCTGGACTCCCGACTGGTCCCCAATGGGATCGTGCAAGTGAAGTCCGATCAACTGGAAGGATATTTCCTCATTGAAAACGTGCAATACCACGGTGATTCCGATGGGGGCGAATTCAACTGTACTATGGTAGTGAGCCGACAATGAAAGAAGTGAACATGCAAGAGATTCTAGGCCGGTGGCTGGCTGGGCGCTTTGAGAACGTCCACACCTCCATGCCGGCCGTAGTGCAATCCTATGAGGGCCACAAGACGCGCCGGGCCGTAGTAGTGCCGGGGTTGCATTACCGCTCCACCAACGGGGCCGTGATCCCCTATCCCCCTATCATGGGCGTTCCTGTGATGTTTCCATCCACCCCGCGCTTTTCCTTCGTGTATGACCTTAAGAAAGGCGACACCGGGCTATTGGTGTTCTCCGAAGCATCCATGGGTGACTGGCTGGACGGGGACGGCAAGCCCTGCGACCCTGAGGACGCATCCCGCTTCTCCATGGCCGATGCCATATTCATCCCGGGCCTATTTGCATGGAACGCCACACCGTCCAACACCATGCCAGATTCCGGGGCCATCCTGGATTATCAAGGCACCGCGATAGAGTTCAAGGCTGATGGCGGTTTGAAGGTCACAGGAGACATGGAAATAGTCGGTGCGGTCACAGTGAGCTCCGAAGTTACCGCCATGGCTGCAAGCCCGGCAACCGCTGTGAACCTGTCCACCCACATTCACCCCACCCCTGCGGGCCCAAGTTCGGCCCCCACTCCGGGAACCTGATTTATGGCACTCAACAAAGCATCCCTCAAATCTGGCATTCAATCCCTGTGTGGGCATCCCAACACGGCGGAAGAGTTCGCTTCTGGCCTTGCCGACCTCATAGACGCCTACGTGAAGACCGGCACGGTGACGGTTACGGGGGCGTTGACCGTTGCCAATTCCGGGCTATCCAATTCCGGGGGCCCTGTATATGGCGCAATATCCACCGGCGCATTGTCAGGCACCATAGCCTAGTGTTTATACATTGTTGGTAAAATGTTGATAGTTTAGCTATATTGTCCGTATGCAGAATTTCGGCCCTTATGACGACTTGGAACTATGCGCCGGCACTGTGGACCTGTGCATGGTTTCTGGCATTGATCACACGGCCATGAAGATTCGGCAACGGTTGCGCACGTTCCAAGGTGAATGGTGGCTGGACCCATCGCTGGGAGTGCCCTACTATGAGAGCATCCTGGGCCAGAAAACCCCCGATTTGCAAGCCATCCGTGGCATTTACGCGGCGACCATCAACGCCACCCCGGGAGTGAAGTCCCTGACCTCCCTCACCGTTGGATTCGACAATGCTTCCCGCACATATACCGTGGAGTTCACGGCCCTTGATGAAACTGGAACCACTATCTCGGAGGCCGTTGTAATATGAGCACTTACGGTGTAACCCCTACTGGATTTGTACGCCCCACCCTTGCGGAACTCAAATCGGCATTGGATGCGAAAGCTGAAACTATTTGGCCAGGCATTGACATTTCAGCCGATGGCAAATATGGCCAGCTTGCCGGCCTGTGGCTCAAAGAGCTTTCGGACGCATGGGACGTGGCCCAAGAGGTCTATACCTCCCGCAACGTCAACGAGGCCAGCGGTGCCAGCCTTGACAATACCTATGCCGAAGTAGGCGTAACCCGCATAGACGCGTCCCCAACCATTTGCTACGGTGTGCAACTGTGGGGCGACTCTGGCACGCTGATTTCGGCTGGAACCAAGGTGCAACAGCCCCGCACCAAGATCAATTTTACCTTGAATGTCGATGCGGCCATTTCCGAAGCCGTGTGTCGCACCGCAATATTGGAAATGGCCGTACCATCCGGCTCTACCACATGGACCGTCACCATTGACACCGTGGCATATACCTACACCGGCACCAACCGGGATACGGCGGGCGCATCCTTTGAAACCGCAATAGAGGCGGCCACCGATTTATCCGTGACTTATTCCGCTGGTGTGCTGACCATTGACGGCACAATCGGCAATTTTGACAGTGTGGATTTCGCATTGGGCGCATTGGCCAATATCGCCATAGCCGATGACGGTCTGGCTGTGGCTGGAATCTTCACATGTGACGTTGAAGGTCCCACCGCCGTACCTGTGGACACCCTCACCACAATTCTAAACCCCGTGACGGGCTGGGGATCGGTGACGAACCCCTTGGCGGGGGCGTCGGGCCGTTACGCTGAAACAGACGCGGAACTGCGCATTAGGGCCAGTGGTTTCTATTCCAGTGGCAAGGCTACCGAGGCGGCGATACGCCAGGCAGTGCTGAACAATGTTGCAGGGGTTGTGGCGTGTTCCGTAACTTCCAACCGTGGAAGCACTACCGATGTTGACGGTCGCCCGCCCCATAGCTTTGAAACGCTTGTAGAAGGTGGTGCGCAATTGGACATTGCCAATGTGATCTGGGACAATGCCCCCGCCGGCATCGAGATCCACGGCGCCATAAGCCAAGTTATTGTGGACTCCGAAGGTCGCAACCAGACCGTCAAGTTCTCCCGCCCCGCCTACGCCTATATCTGGGTAAAGGTCACCCGCACATTGAACGGTGAAGAACCCTACCCAGTGGACGGCGACACCCGCATCAAGACCGCCATCGTGGAATGGGCTTTGGCCACGTTCAACAGTGGGGAGAATGTTTACCGCCGGGCCATCCTGACCCCTATCAACACAGTTCCCGGCCTTGCTGATGTTGTTGTGACTTTGGGAAACACGGTGGACGGTACAACCCCCACAGCGTACAATGCAAGCGACATAGCCATCGGGGCCACAACTCTGGCCGTGTTCGATATAGCACGCATAACGGTGGTGTAACATGGCAGAATTGGCCCCCATCGAAGGTTCGTATGCATCCGTGATAGCCCCCAAGCTCATGGAGCAATACAAGCCTGCCACGGCCCCCAAGCTGAACGCCCTGCTAGAGGCTACCGGGGCCCAGAAGGACGACTTGGAGGCGGCGATATTCTCCATTCGCTCGGGCATGTATCTGGCAACCGCAGAAGGGGCGCAGTTGGACGTTATCGGTGGGGTGTTCAACACCTCCCGCAACGGCAAAGACGATGCATCATACAGATTCGCCATCCGTGAGGTGGCGGCAATGCGCTCATTCGCTACGCCCGAAGATATTATTTCGGTGCTGAAAGGGGTGTATGGGGCTACGTGGGTGCAGTACATCGCGGAGTACCCTGCGGGATGCGCGATTCTCACGGATGCGGATGTAACGGACCAGATTCTAGAAATGATAAGCCCCGCAGGTGTGCAAGTGCGCTCCGGGGCATTGATCGTGGACTACGATGGCAATAACATCGTGGACTATGACGGCAACTTCCTCTATGGAGCAAGCTAAATGGCAACCAAAAGCGTACTAGACTTCAGCGCGGTCACTAGCGCACTTTCCGGCGACATCCTGTATTTGATCCGTGGCACAGGCTCCGGGCGTGATAAAAAGGTGACACTGGATTCCATACTCACCGATTGCCCAATCCCCATGTCTTTGAACGTGGCAAGCGGGACGGTGCTCAACCTCAAGAGTGCAGGTGTCAGCAAATGGAGCTGTTCCGTTGCCGGCGCTGTAGTTCAGGCGGGCACGCTCACACTTTCTGCATTGACGGCATCCAGGGCCATGGTAACAGGTGCTGGTGGTCTTGTTTCCGCAAGCACGGTCACCGCTACCGAGTTGGCATATGTGAGCGGGACCACCAGCAATGTGCAGGCCCAGCTTAATGACAAGCTGAGTAAAACAGTAACCACCGCACAGGGCATGGCGGCGCGGCTGGATATATCCGTGTCCAATAGTGACACGCTCACCTTGCGCAGGACCACCACGACTGGTACCAATATGTGTTTGGCATCTTGCCTGCACTATTCGGTAACAACGCAAGACATGTCGGATGGATTCGGAGTTTCTGAATCGTACTACATCAAAGATTCCGCAGGTGTGGACAACATGATAGGCCAGGCCAAATGGTCGCGGGATGGTGCGGACAACTCCGGTAAATTCTGCATACAGCTTGCAAGTGCTGGCACACTGGCCGACCGCTTCACCGTTGACAAAGTAGGCACGGCCCGCGCAGTAGCGTTCGACATGATCGGGGGCACGGACAACACTGCGCTATCCGGTAACGTGCAAACCCAGATCAATGGCAAGGCGCCAACGTCCCATGCTTCCAGTGGTACGACGTACGGTGTGGCTTCCAGCACAAACTATGGACACGTCCAGCTAGAAGATGCGGCTACCGATGGCTCCCAGAAGGCGATCACCAGCAATGCCGTGTATGACGGCCTGGCGCTTAAACGGTCGCTAGATACAAACGAGACAACATGGTCGCAGTATTTCAACAGTACGGCAAGCGAACAGTGGCTCAACTCTGGTCACTTCACCATCAGTGACACTTCCGATGCCGCAGGTGTGGTGGTGTGGGAGGTGGAGGTGTTCTACGGTGGGGGCGGAGATGCTTCCGTAATGTATAATGCTGTTGTAACCGGAGCAATGCGCTATTATAGCGGGGCGGTCACCAAGAAGTGCAATGTGCTGGGCAATTGTCCCACCGATGCCTTGCGCTGGCAGTATGATGTGGGCGGTGGGCTTGCGTATATGACGCTTCTAACCAAAGTCCCGGCATACGCGGGCCTACGTTGGAGACGCGTGCACGGTGTCAATGCTTTTGGGTACGCGAGTGGTGGAACGACGACCACATCTTCGGGATCTGCAACGTCACTCGTATCCAGTGCGCCCACCCCAGCTGTAACGAGCAACAGTCAAGAAGTAGCCACAACTGCATTTGTGCAGAGCGGGTTTTTGCACAAACCTGTTGGCACCCCAGTGAGCCGCGTACCTACAACCCCCATCAATAACACTGAATACTATGCGGATCTTACGAGTTTGATTGCTGTGGATACAATAGACACATCCGCCGCAATTGGCACCGTGTTCTATGCTCGCGCAAACATCACCACAAGTGGCGGGTATGGTATACAATATGCTGACACTTCTTCCGTCATGCGCACTCTAACACTTGCCACGCATGACGGCACTTTTGAATATGCGGCCCCTGCGATGTTTATCCGTCACGGGGCTGGGTGGATAGCTGTTGGCGGTGTGCGATAACCCCCCCCCTTCCCAAATTACCTATATTTCCCACAACCTTAACCCGCTCCCAGGAGAGCCCATGAATAAGCAAACGCTCAAACACAACCGTGACCACTTCAACGCCCTCATGGACAGCATTACTGCCCCCGGACACGTCCGCACGGCACTAGCCATTTCCAAGCACTGTGACAAAGAGCTGGAAGTGCTGGACGCTATGCTTTCTTCCGCCCGCAAGCTCATGGACCGCCTCAACCTATCTGAAGCACTGGACGGCAAGGACTGGGAGACGGCATCCAACACCGTGCAATCCCTGCTCCCAGTTCCCCCTGATCCAGCATACCAGACCCTTGCCACATTGCTCCGCAACATCGGCACAGAGCTGGAATCTGATGCGCCCGGCCCCCTTTGCGCCTTGCCTTATGACGCTTTGGAAGAGTCCAAGCCATCCGCCGCATTGATCCGCGCCTGTGGCGTGCTGGTGGAGGCATAGTCATGGCCCCCGCACCAAAGCCCCAGATTACCATAGACGCTAAAACCGCCGTGCTGGTAGTCCTTGGGCTATTGGGCGCGGGTGGCGGAACAGGCTATTTCACCAAGCCCAGCGCTGAAGACCTGGCCGGCGTGGAGTCCGAAGTGGAGGTCAAACTGGCCCAGAAGTACAAGAACAAGGAAATGCTGGACTCCATCGGGCGCGTGGCCGCATCGGTTTGCGCTCTCCGTTCCCAGGTCACCGATGTTCAAACGGATGTGCGGTCCCTCATTGACACCATGAATTCCATGAACAAGCGCACGGGGCAAACCCCCATACGAGCCCGCTCTGTAACCTATTCAATGAAGATCCCATGACAAACCTTTTAGCCATTTCCGGGGGTGGGTTCATGGGTATCGGCCCTGCCATGTTCCTATCGTCGTTCGAGAATTCCGTGGGATACCGCACCACTGGCAAAGGTCGCATATTCGGCGCATTTGCTGGCACCTCTGTAGGGGCCATAAATGCCGCGATGCTCGCCGCGGACTACTCGGCTAAAGAGCTTTTGGCCTTGCACCGCGTCCATTTGCCATCCATATTCGGCAAGAAGCGCATGGCCTACACCCTGGCAAAGTGCGGGGCGCGGTACGACGACCACTATGTAAACATCCTACTGAAAGAACGGCTCCCCATGACATTCGGGGAAATCCATGTGCCTCTTATGATTGTAGCATGGGACAGGTGCAAGCGGGATGCAAAGGTATTTTCCTCCCTTGATCCCAAGGACGCAAGAGTCCCCGTGTGGGAAGCGGTGCGGGCAAGCATGGCGGCCCCTACCTACTTCGCGCCTTGGAAACAATACTTTGACGGTGGTATGACCGCCAACAACCCCACATTGCACGGAATCGCCGGGCTTGCGTCCCATGGGGTATCGTTCGGCAAGGTGTTGGACATAGAAACCAGTGGCACCACGACCACAACCCTGCCATTGCCCGATTCCAACGCGTTCCTAGCCTCCACACTGGCCGATGACATATTGCCAGCCATCACCGCCGGCAACAGCTCCCACGTGCCTTACATTGCCAAATCATGGATAGGTGACAGGTATATGCGGGTTTCGCCCTTGTGCAAGGATTACGCATTGGACGATACGGAAAAGGCCGGTGAAATTGAAGCTCTATGGCAGTTGACGTATGCGCGCAAGGCGTTGGATATGCGGGGCTTTTTCAATGTTTAAGCCTGCGCATTTTGACATTGAGGAGCTTGTGCCCCGCGCCATGCTCAAGGCCAAAGGGGAAGAATACTGCTGGAACCTGCTAACCCCCGGGTTCCTGGTAGCGCTTGAATCGTTCCGAGTTGCGTGGGATGCCCCTATTTGGCTCAATGACTGGGCCATTGGCGGGGATTTGCAGTATTGCGGATGGCGCCCAGTGCTTTGCAAAGAGGGTGCTATACTATCGGCCCACAAGAAAGGCATTGCCGGGGACTTGCACAGCAGTAACATTGACGCACTCCACAGGTTTTCCGTAACGCACGCATTTTCCCACGGATTCAAGCGCATGGAGTCCAGCGTGTGCACCCCGTCATGGTGTCATTTGGACACGAATGCCACGGGCAAGAACGCATTGCACGTATTCAAGCCCTAGCCGAATTGGTCCCAAATCTCATCTTGCAAACTGTTGTCCGCTGGTGACGGTTTTACCCCTAACGATTCGCAATAGCACGCATGGCACATACGGCCCTTCTTGAACCGTTGAATGTGTTCTTTTTCACAGGGGCGTAGATTCTTGCGCCCAAGATTCTTCCTCAACTTGGCCATACACCCCTGGCATTCTTCCAGCCCATCGCTCATACCCACCCCTTGAACCGTAGGACGTGGTACAGGGTGTAAGCCACCGCCAATGCTACCATGGACAAGTGCACTTTGTCAAGTGTGGGGGTGGCCTTGGGATCTGTGCAGAACGGGCGGTCAAGACCTTTGCCTGTGCGCCAATGAAGTGTTTCGTGTCTCATAGGATTCCTTTCAAAACTTCGTGTACCAGCACCCCGATAACCACGCCACACACGGCAAAGGCTATGGAGGCTATGGCTATTGCGCTGTTAACGTCGCGGTAGTCCATTTAGACTCCTACCAGGTTATCGGTTACTTTGGTCCGCATGGAGTCGAGCACGGAATACGCACGGCGGCGGGTCCAGCCCTTTTGTGAGAATACGCGGTGCACATCGGCACCGGTGGCTCCCATGTTGTCGTATGTGCCGTGAAAAAGAGCTTGTAGCACTTCACATTCATCGGAGTCCAGGCCATCGGCAAGGTTGCGTGAAGGGTCGCCAAATGTGGCATCTTGCGAAATGTCAGCCAGTGACCATGTGCCATTATCGGGTTCGCTAGGCGCATCCCGTACCGTGGCGCTAGCCATTTTGGTATGAGCTTTTTCATGCACGGACTTCTTAGCCGCTAAAAGCTGGTAATGGGTGAATGTGTTTATGGACGCTTGCGCAGGGTCGAACCTACCCAGCGACTTAGCCCACTGCAAGTTGCACTCCCCCACCGCGTCCCCATAGTCCAGATTGGGGTAACTGCGGCACAAGTCCCATGCGGCGGCTGAAATTTGACGTTTGGCCTGGTTGTAGAGTGCATTGCGAGGGTCCATTTTGCTAGTCCTGTAAAAAGTGCCTGACTTCGTGTTTTGGATTTGCGACAATGGCTCTTGTGATGGTAAACCATTGGCTAACGGTGTCAAATATAGGTATCGCTTATAAAGATTTGTACCAAATTCAAGCAAAAACTAAAAATAGCGGGTGATAGCATGTTGATAGATTTCTTTTTAAGAAATTTCCGCTTTTTCATTGCCAAAAGCTAAGTATTTAGGTATCTAATGAGTGTTGGCAGGCAATGGAGCGTGTCAACTAGCAAAGGACTGGACTATGAAAATCGCCGCACAAACCGCCAAAGCAATCAAAGCCGAAATCACCAAGCAATATCCAGCCGTCAAAGTTCTGGCCACAAGTCAGAATTATAGCGGCGGGGATTCCGTACATGTGACCGTTATCAGTGCGCAAGAAGAATCCAAGGCACCCATCCGCGCAATTTGCGAAAAGTATCAGTATGGCCACTTCAACGGCATGGAAGACATTTATGAATGCAGTAATTCGCAAGAGGGTATCCCACAGGCCAAATACGTGTTTTGCAGATTTGAAGTAGCCTGAACCACCGCTAAAGCGCTCCCAGGGATTCGCACCCCTGGCGCGGGTTACACCTTCACAACTCACAAAAGGTCTGAACTATGAACACTTACGCGAAACTCTACCACATTATCCGCGTGAATGATAAAACTGGTGTGCGTGTCAAAATGACCGATTACCCAGTATCCCACGATATCGGAATGCGCATTATTGGCAAACTGCGCGTATATAGTCGATATCCCGAATTGCGCAATGTGCTTGAGCCTGCCTAAAACCCCAGCTCCCGGCGCATATCCCCGGCTTCCTGTGGCGTCAGGTCTCCGGGGTCCCGCTCCCCCAGCTCCAAGTCCACCACATCGCACCGCACCCCCAAGCTGGCCAGATTGCCGGCTATCGTGCGTGCGTGCGCCTGGGCCTGTGGCTCGGAGTCAAAGCACACCACCACCCGGGCCCATTGTGCCAATTGCTTCACCTGTTCAGGCGTTACCCCGGTTCCCAAGGTCGCCACGAACCCCGGCCCCATGCGCCATTGGTCCACAACCCCCTCAACCACCCCCACCACATCCCGCCGTGCGAATTCGGCACCGTATAGCATGGTCTTGTAACTGGCTAATGAGTCCACATCCGGGCACCCGATATAGCGCAACTTGGAACGGCCTGTGATGTCTCGGGCCTGCCATGATACCGTGTAGCCCTTTTCATTGCGCATGGGGATCAATATGCGCCAACCCAGGTTTATGGGCTCTGGCCTGCTCTTGGAGGTGAATAAACACCCCTGCCCCGTCCCCTTTAGCCCGTAAAGCGTTGCCAGTTCATCGGGGTCAAAGCCGCGGCCCCGCAGGTACTTGCGGTGTGCCCCTACCATCGGAGCGCAATCGGGCAATGCGAGCTCTTGGGCATGGCTCCTGCCCCCTGTGGCCCCATCCGTGAAGCCGTGGCGATATTCCCAAATGGTTGTCTTGGGATCTTTCACGCCAACGGCCCACATGAGGGCTATGAGGCTATGGGAACCGCACCGCCAACAGTTGAAGGCTTCTGTGACCGTGTTGATGCCCCCATACAGCTTCTCCCCGCCTTTGGATGACTGGGAACCGCACCAAGGGCACGCAACCTGTATCCAAGGGTCGGAGCCGTGGGAAGCGGCTAGGTGGTGATCCTGGGCGAAGCGGAGAGCGTCAAACATGGTAGCGATCTCCCACCCATAGAGCGGTCGCAATGGCCACCCTATCGGGGTGGTTGGAGAACGCTACCATGAGCTTGTGCAACCGCCTGGGCACACGCCAACTCAACTGCTTGCGTAGCTTTTTCCGTTGGCGCTTGTTCATGCTCTAGCCCCTGCGCAATTCGGCCAGGATGCGGGTGAGGTCAAGGCTAGCACCAACGCCAACTTCCCCTCGCCCAAGTACAATCGGCGCGCCCCCACCGAAGAACTTCCAGCCACTTCAACAGTTCCGCTTTTTCGTGCTGGGCGCGCAACAGCCTTTCGCGTGCAATGCGCAATTTGTAGCCAATGCGCAACGTCACCACCATTGCCATAAAAGTAAGCGCAACATTTATCAAATGGAACATGGTCAT